AGTTTCTCGGGATCGCGTCGGCCACGGCAAATGACACCGCTTTCCTGACTACTTGTGTTGCGGCCGCAAACGCATGGTGTTTTAGGCGTCGCGTGCAGGCTGGTTACCACGACAGTCTCACAACTGTCCCTGATGGCTCTGTGCTATTAGGAACCACGCTTTACGCCGCAGGGCTTTACCGTGAACGAGGCACCACTGGAGACAGTTACGCCTCGTTTGGTGACATGACAGGACCGCCGCTAATGACCTTGGGTCGAGTCAACCAGTTGCTTGGCGTTAAGAGATCGCAGTGCGCTTAACATGGCTGGCATTTTCACAGACGCGATCAACGCGGTCTCAGCATCACTCACGGCCCTCGGGCTTAAACCTGTTACCGATCCACGCAACGCACGACCGCTTAGCGTCTTTATTGAGTTGCCGTCGTTTGAATCGTTTGGTGCAAACCCAACATCTAAAGTCAGTGACGTCACAATCACTATTCGAATCCTTGGTGCGCCGCCCGGTAATCAAGACTCCAGCGACTACATTCTCGGCGTCGCCGACCAAATTCTCGGGTCAGACATTGCAGTCATCTCGGGACAACCATCCATCGCAACGATCGGGTCGCAAGACCTCCCCTGTTACGACCTCACTATCAAACTCACAGCGACACGCTAACTAACAAAGGAAAAACATCATGGCAATCGTTTACCAAGGCTCAGGACAGATCACCATCGGAGCCAACAACATTTCACTTAACTGTTCATCCATCACCCTCGAAGCAGGTTTTGACTCGCTTGAAGCAACCGTCATGGGAGCCACAGGGCACAAGTTTGTCGCAGGCCTCCAAACGGTCAGCGTCAGTGCAACCATCCTGCTCGAGTACGGCGCAACCTCAGTTGAAAAGTATTTGTCAGATGTTGTCGGCGACGGCGACACCACTGTGATCGTCGCACCTGACTCTGGCGTGGCCGCACCCGGAAACCCGATCTACACAATTTCCAATATGATGATTTCGTCGTTTATGCCGATCTCAAGCACTGTCGGCTCCCTCGATACCATGACCGTGACGGGCACTGGTGGCACTTGGGTACGCGCCGTCGCCTGATCTAACCAACACAAACAAAGGACCCCGACATGATTGGTATGACGTTACGAGTAGAGATGCTCGACGGAGAAACACATGAGGCACCGATCACTTACGGTGTTGCGTGTCGCTGGGAGGATCATCATCCTCAACTCTCCGTCGGGCAGTTTTTAGAGAACATGAAATTTAAGGCTTTGGCTTGGTTGGCATGGGATGCGGTGCGCTCGAGTGGCGTAATCGTTGAACTGTTTCCTAAGTGGGTTGAAAAAGTAGGGGACATTACTTTTGTCCCAAAAGAGAAACCAAAGCAGGACGCGCAGTCAACCTTATAGCGCAGCTGGCAATTAGGACAGGCATCAGTCCAATTGATTTGATGGACTGTCCAGCGTCGGTTGTGGATGAGATGGTTCGGCTGCTCGTTGAAGAAAACGAGAAAGCGAAACACAAGCGATGAGTCTGGGAATTGATCTGAAACCAACTGGCCTAAAAGAGGCGTTGAGGACGATCAATTCCATTGACCCTAAATTGCGTCGTGCTTACGGCAAGCAGATCCGTGAACTAGGCAAAGTCGTTGTTGACGCGATCACACCGCTGGTGCCGTCGTCGTCGCCCACTCGAGGCATGGACGGCCAGTGGCGTACCGGGTGGAAAAACGGTCAGACAAAAAACGTCGTCGTTAAAACGAACACGCGCAAAGCCCGTAAACGAAACATTGTTAAAGGCGCACAATATGAAACCATTGGAACAATCACCGTCGGAACAAAAGGCGCGGCTCTCGCGATTGCTGACATGGCTGGCAAGAGTGGCGGTGGAGGTCGTGGCGGTCCGCGTAGTCGCCCAAACTTTTCGGGATTACTTACGCAAAAGATCGGTCGCGGTCCGTCGCGCATGGTTTGGGCTGGTGGAGAGAAAGCGATCCCAGACTTTCAAAAAGCCTTAGAGCCTGTTATCAAAGAGGTAATCTTTGAAGCGAACAAAGAATTGATGAAGGTGAACCGCTAATGGCAATTAATATTCCCATCCTTACCGAGTTTTCCGATTCTGGAATCAAGGCTGCTAAAGCCGCTTTCGGTAACTTCAAAACTGCGGTTGCTGATGCTGAGGGTGGGATGGGCAAGTTTAAGGCTGGCTCTAAAGTCGCTTTAGACGCCGTTAAAGCCAACGCGGGAACGCTTGCGATCGCTGGCGGTGCCGCTCTTGCAACTTTTGCAACAAAAGCAATAACAGCGTTTCAAGACATTGCGTTAGCCTCAGGCAAGTTTGCGGACGCTACGGGTCTGGCCGTTGAGGACGCTTCACGCTATATTGAGGTAGCAGGCGATCTCAGTATTCCGGTGGACGCCGTTGAGGGTGCTATCGGTCGCCTAAACCGAACCATTGGCGCAGACCCGGACAAGGTGCGTGACCTTGGCGTTGATCTTGTTTATTTAAACGACGGATCGTTAGACGTCAATGCAACATTGCTTAAGACCATTGAACGCATTAAAGGCATTAAAGACCCAGCGGAAAAAGCAAGGGTTGCGGCGCAATTGCTTGGCAAGGGCTGGCAGTCAATGTCGGAACTTATTGAGATGGGCGCGGACGATCTTAAAGCCTCTTTAGATTCCGTGTCGAGCGCGCAAGTGATCTCGGAGGAGGAACTAGCAAAGGCAAAAGAGTACCGAGACACCGTTCAAGAACTTGGTGATATTTGGAATGCTTTTGTCATTAACGCTGGCGGTGTTTTTATTGACATCGTGTCCGACTTAAAAGACTTGACCAGTTTGGAAGGATTAGGAAACCAACTAAGAGAGGGACCTGCTGGCAGGGCTCTTAGTGCATTTGCAGGGTTGTTCAACGACAACGAAGAAAATGCGAAAGCGGCAGAAGAAGCAGCAAAAGATCTTGGTAATGCTTATGCCGGGTATGTCAGTTCAAGGCTTGCAGAGAGTCGCGAGGAAATGAATTTGATGAACCTTGCAATTGAAGATCAAGCCGAAGAATTAGCAATTACTGATCTCAAATGGCAGTCGCTAATCGGCACTTTAAAACTTGATAGTGCTATGGCCGACGCTAAAGAACAGTTAGATGGCTTAAAAGAAAAAGCGGTTGAAGCGTATGGCGGTTCACAAGAGGCAGTTGATGCATATAACGAAAGCCTGATTAACGCCCAGTTGATGGTTCTTGCCCTTGCTGGAACGGTGGCGTTGACTAATTCGCAAAAGAATCAGATTCGAATCCTTGTTGATACTGAACAATTGGATCGGGCTATTAGCCTTATTGAGACTATTTCTGCTGGTGGTTACACTCCTGAACTGAACGCGATGCGGTTCCGTGGCGCAAGAGCTGCAGGGGGTCCGGTCGCACCGGGTGGCTCCTATCTTGTGGGTGAGCGCGGCCCTGAGTTGTTCACACCGTCGTCGTCTGGCAACATCACACCAAACGGTGCTATGGGTGGCAACACAATCACAGTCAATGTGAACGGTGGCGACCCCGACGCAGTTGTGAGAGCAATCCAAAAATATGCTCGACAAAACGGTGCTATCCCATTACAGACCACGACGAGCGCAAGGTTCTAAATGGCTATCACGACCGCCTTTACGATCACGATTGGCAACCTTGGCGCGTCATATGACATCACGTCTGAAGTTATGTCTTTTAATGTCAACACGCAGGTCTCTTTGGCTGAGATCGGTACCAGTAAAGGTTCAATGTTGATTAAGAACTTTACGGGATTGTTTACGCCCGGTGGCGGTGGAACTTATGGGTCGGTTGACTGGTTTAATCAGGCCGTACTTATTAACGGCACTACAACGGTGGGCGGTGTGCCGACCAGTTTTAAACTGTTTCACGGCATCGTTGACCAGTTCGCGTTGGACGACAACGGAATCAACTCTTATGTAACTATTTCGTTTATTGACGCTTTGACTGCTGGCGGTCGTTCCGCAACAGTTAACACAGGTGGCGTGTCAGGTAGTGCCGCAGGTTCAATTAAAGAGTTTTACGAAAATTTGGTGCCAGCAAATCCTGCCCAAATGCCTACTTTGGGTGGCACTAACATTGGATATGTAGTTACAGGAAAATTGTTAACAGACGATTTTAATGCTGAGTGCAGTACTCTAAACATTGGCAACAGTCTCAATTCGTCTATTTCACTTATTATTACCCCTGTCGGACCCGCAATGATTATTCCGACAACAATTACTTTGACCAGCCCTGTTTTTGGTTACGAACTCATTGATTACACAATGACTCGAAACGCCGCCAACCGAACAACTTTCCTTTTCAAAGACAAAACTGTGACAGGTACACAACTGCCCATCGGTGATCTTGTTACTGGATACGACGAGGATCAACTCACAAACTATGTGACTTTGACTGATCCAACAGGAACCCAAACCGTCACAAGTTTTAACGCAACTTCAACGACCAAATATGGGCAACGGTTTAGGTCATATACACAAGCAGGATCTCCATCAACCGCAAGTCAAACCAGCACAGTCAATTCGTGGATTAACCGTTTTGGCGAAATAACTTTTGCACCTGAGGAACTAACGCTGAGTTCTAAAATGGTTCAATCCGCAGCTGCTGACGCCGCCGCCCCGTTTTGGAACAAAATCCTTGACATTGAATCTGTGATGTGGCAACCAGTCCAACTGACCTACACGCCGACCGGGTGCGCTCAACAAACCAAAATGTCCGTTATTGCTAGTCGCCGTATTTCGGCTACACCGTCGGACTGTCAAGTAACGTTAGGTTTGTTGCCCGCATATCAATATCAGAGTTTTATTTTAAACGACACATATTTAGGGATACTTGACAGTAGTCGAGTCGCATAAAGGAGAATTATGGCTACGCAATGGACAGCAGGAACAACTAGCGGGCAGGTGTTGACGGCGGCGACGCTCAACACGATTGGGGCCGCATGGGAAACATGGACACCAGCACTCACCGCTTCGACTACCAACCCGACATTAGGCACAGGTTCATCTACAAGCGGAAAATATGGTCGAGTCAATAAAATTGTTTGTGGTCAAGGACAAATCAACTTTGGTACTTCAGGCGTCGCCGCAGGTTCAGGGTTCTACTTTGTAAGCCTCCCAATCACTGCTTTGACAAGTGGACAGGTCATTGGAAACTTCCAAATTTATGACTCGTCAGCAGGTGCCGTATACCTTGGAACCGTAATCTCAGACACCACTAGTCGAGGAATTATGTACTACGGCGCACCAGCGACAGTTGTAACAAACTCAACACCAATGGTTTGGGCCGCTAGTGACTTTATCCGTTACACATTTCAGTATGAAGGTGCATAATGAACTTATCCCACGAACTTGACCCCGACGAAGTACCAGCCGAATGGTGGGCCGAACGTATGCGCCTGCACCGTGACCGACTACTCAAAGAGTCCGACTGGACACAACTACCAGACTCACCAGCAGACCGTGAAGCATGGGCAACCTACCGCCAAACCCTGCGAGACTTCCCAGCGACATGGACAGCAGGCCCCGAAGCCGACTTCCCAGATACACCATGAAAACTCTTGCCGTAGTCGCAGCTCTCGCCGTCATCCTCATGTTCGTCGTTACAGGATGTAGCGACCGCACTCGACACACCTGCGAAACCAAACCCGAAGCGCCCAGATGTGACACCTCAATAGGAGCAACCACACCATGAAAAAACTAAGCAACTCAGAAATTAAAGCCCGACTCATCTTTGTCGTCGGCATTACCTTGTCGTTCGTTTTTGGCATCTCCATGCTAGGAATTTTGTACGGCGTGCTTTTTGTCGTACAACCGCTCGAACCATCACCCACAGACCAAGAATTCCTCAGCATCCTAAACCCAGCATTCATGGCACTCTTGGGACTTTTGGGCGGAGTCCTAGCAAGTAACGGGCTTCGAGACAAACAGGAAAAGGACAAAGACAATGACTAGCCGACCGTACACCGGCAACAAAGACGGCAACCATCCGACCGAACGACCCGGCACAAAACGGTTTGTTGAATTCATGGAATACCTTTTCGGCATCAAATCGCTAGGTATCTACGCCAACCGACCTATGCGAGGCTCAGCAAACCTGTCAGTTCATGCAACGTGGAGGGCCGTGGACCTCAAAGGCAAAGGCACCGCTAAGCAGAACGCCGACGCCCGTAAAGCCATGGTTGAATTCCTGTTTGCTCACCGCGATATTTTGGGCATAGAGGAAATCCACTGTTACGACGGTATTGGTTGCCCGATCCCCAATTTGACAAAGTTTGGTGGCGGCTACCGATGCGACCGTGACGCATGGAAAGCGTGGACCCCACAAAAGAACGCAGGCACACCCGGTGGCGACTGGACTCATGTCGAGATAGCACCAAATATGGCAGATTCTGCGACCGCTGTAGAAAAGGCGTTTGCTAAGATTTTTGGGTAGGTCCTTGACATTCGGCTTGGGAGTCGGTCAAATGACTGGCAACCAAGTGCGTCCCGTAATATCGGGACCCCGACCGCAGGAGGAAAGCAATGCAACAATCCCTTTTTGACGTTCTCGATGTTCCAGCCGAGAAACTCAAGTACGAAGCCTTCAAAGAGGCGAACCCGTGGGTCATTGAACGACTGACCAAAATGTGTTACGCGCTGTACAACAACGGCCACAATCACTACGGCATCGGCGCACTTGTTGAAGTCTTACGCTTTCAGCACTCAACCACTTACGACCCCAACAGTGAGTTTAAATTTAACAACAACTACCGCGCCTATCTGGCCCGAGAGATCATGCAAAATAACCCCATGCTTGACGGCTTTTTCTCAACTAGAAAATCTGTCGCAGACCTATCAGAGGACTACTAAATGAACCTTAAACGACTAGCCATTATCAGTATTACAACCTATGCCCTTTGTGCTTTGTGGGCGATCACAGGCGTACAGGGCGACGCAGAGACCCTTCAAATGGCTCCTGTGCCCTCCACGGTCACCCTCGGGATGTTGACACCCCAGCAACTTGCGGACCGCGCAGAGGAACTTACAGAAACAACGACCACCACGACGACCAGCACCACTAGCACCGTCCCGTTTACTCGACTTGCCGACTTTGACCCTGACACCAAATGCCAAGAATGGTTCCAGACTGCGATCACGGTCGGGTGGCCCAACAACACTGAGACACTAGAAAAGTTGGGTCGCCTGCTTTGGAAAGAAACCCGTTGCCTCAACGTCAGTTACACCCACCCATCGTTTAACGGCCACGACCACGGTGTCGCCCAAATTAACCAGATACACCGCAAATATGTTGAACAACTCTTTGACATGCCAATGGAAGAATCCATGTCCGACCCAACCCTTAACCTCAGATTCGCCTACCTGCTTTACTCCGATATTGCCGAGGGTGGCGGTTGCGGATGGAAACCTTGGCGACTGTGCTAGACCGCTGGTGGGATCACGCAGCTTGTCGAGGCATGGACCTCAACCTGTTCATATTCGAGCCGGGTGAACGGTACTCCAAAGCCCGAATTGCTGAAGCGAAAGCAGTCTGTGCAACCTGCATTGTTAGGCCGTCGTGCCTCGCCGAGTCACTCAAATACTCGTCAACAATTCTTGAGTGCTACGGCATTTGGGGGGGTCTCACATGGAAAGAACGCCGCAAACTACAATCCGATCAAATCGTTGCCACACCGCTGGTATACCGTGACGGCAAATACCGACAAGTCAAGGAGCCCCGACCATGAACCAACAGTTATCGGATATGACCGCCGCAATCGCCAAGGCTGAAATTGCTATGAAAGCAGCCACGTGGCAATTAGAGGCGCAAAAAAGCGACATTGAAATGTTGCGTAAAGCCCTTTTTGAGTTGGCTTATGTCGCTGAGGAAAACGGCATCTATCTTTCCAACCTGACCCGGTCAACTCAAGATGCGATCGTGGCTATGAGGCTTGGAGGTTTCCGATGAACTGCAACATTTGTGCGTGTGGTTTCAATTCGGCTGATATGCGTATGCGCACAGAGTTACGCGGGATCTGTCTCAAATGCGCTGAGGAGTTTGGTTTTCAAGGCATGACGATTGAGGAAACTGCTCGCTGTGTCTCCATGATTCGAGTCGTCAACAATCTCAAGAATCAAACGCCTGCACAGGCCCGACACCAAAAGGATATGGAAACATGAGATCAGGAATATCAATCAACCAATTAACAACATCACGCAAACGTTCTAAGCACACTCAATACGATCAACGAAATAATCCCGTTGGTTCAAATACTCTTAAAGGCAAAAGGGTTAAGTCATGAGTTTCAACCCAGCCGACTACGCATCAGTACAAGAACGCTTACCACTGTTTTGGAAAAACTGCCCCAAGGGACGCATCGTCACCGAAATCATTGTGGACGACGGCACTCGAATCGTCATGAAAGCGTCCTTATATGCCGACATTGCTGACCCAGTACCAACGACGACAGGGTTTGCTGAGGAAGTCCGAGGCTCATCTATGGTTAATAAAACGAGTGCAATGGAAAATACAGAAACAAGTTGCGTGGGACGGGCACTTGCTAATTATCAATATCAAGGCTCCAACAAGCGTGCCAGCCTTGAGGAAATGGTCAAGGTGTATCGCCAAGGTCAAGAGCCACAAACAACACCTAACGCGCCACCAGCTGAACAACCACGCACCCAAACATTAGGGTCTGTTGGTGAACCGCCGACCGCCAAGCAAATGGCAATGCTTCGAGCCAAAAACTATGAGGGTCAAGCACCATCAACAAAGCGTGAAGCCTCACAAATCATTGATCGGCTAATGAACGGTGGCTGAAATATTAGAAGCCGACTTCCAAAAGAGCGTTATCACATTGGCTAAATTGCATGGTTGGCGAGTCATGCACACACACCCAGCCCTAGTCCGACCGGGTAAGTGGATCACACCCAACACAGGCAACCAAGGCTTCCCCGACCTAGTAATGACCCACCCATTTCGTGGCACTATCTTTGTAGAACTGAAAGGTGCTAAAGGTGTCGTCAGTAACTTGCAATGGGACTGGATCAACGCGCTCGAGGACTCAGGCGAGGAAGTCCACGTCTGGCGGCCCAAAGACCTAGAAAAAATAAGCGACCGACTAGCAAGGAAACCAAACAATGACTGAGTTTATGCAACCAATCAACCCGATACGGATTACAACAGGAAGCGACGAATGGTCATTCAAAACCCCAGTGTTTGCGATTGGTATACAAGACGAGAAAGTTACTTATCTGACAATTAACGGCAACTTCTACACACCCGAAAAGATCAAGTTTGCCGAGATGAACATCAACGGACAATGGGTCGCGCTCGAATCCCACAAACACCCAACCTTTGACCCTGCTTGATATCCACACGGGAGCGCGTCTAGCCTCCCATCACTACTGACACCATCAGAACGCACAGAGGCGTTCACTAGCCCTTGCAGGAATCTGACCCCTGCTCTGGGAACACTCGGCAACGAGGGTAGACGGTCGCGCCTAAGCGACCGATCAGCGTTCAAACGTACATTGCGAATGGTTGTCCACCGAACAAAACTAGACAGGCTCCCATGGGCTACTTGCCCTAAATAGTGGGGGACACAAACCAC